CTTTGAGAAAAGAAGGAGCTGCTTTAAAACTCTCTTCTATCTTCTCTTTTTCCTCAGGGGTTTTGCTTCTAACCAACGGCTCCGCTAGCTTCAGCTCCCTCTTCTGGGATGATCTCATCTTCAGATACACCTGTTGGGTCAATCATTTGTCTTTCTGCAAGCATGTCTTGAGCTGTCGCTTGAAGCGAAGCTGCTTCCAGTCTTTCTGGGATACGTCCATAAGGTTCAAAGATCCCTTCAAAGTCTAAGAGTTCTGCCCACATTTCGGCAAGCTTCTTAGCAGGGAAGTGCTGTGCTACCTCAGGATCTGTCAAGCCTGTCTGATAGAACGCAGCAAGTTGTTGAGAGAGTCTAGATTTTCTAGCAAACTCTCTGGCACCTACAGGAATAACTTTACCATTAGATACTAGGTCTTCTCTTGTTATCCTTATGAACTCTTCGATACCTAAATCATTATCAATGACAGATACGATATCTGAAGTACTGAGGTTATTGACAGCAGACTCTAGTTCTGCATTGACAATCTTCTCCAAGAAGTCTGAGAAGATATTAGTCTGATATTCAAAACCTCTATTAGCTGCACTAGATAGAAGGTTAACTTCAAATGCAGTCTTCTCACCCGGACTCCTAATACCTAAGGCTTCTCTAGGAGCATTAGCGTATAGCTCCATTGCGGCTTCTAATTCTTGTATTTGGAAGTCAGCATTAAGAGCTGTAGTGTCAGGAGCAAGATGTCTAACATCTCCACCTTCTGCTATAGTGTAGTGAGTAGCAGCTCCTACTTTCTTAATCTCTACATCACCTGAGATAACTATGTCAGGATCAATCATGTTATCAAAGGCATCTGCTCTGCCATTCTCTAAGTGATTGATTCTATACTGTAACCCTACAATGTTATCAAGTGGTCCAAAGCCCCAGAGATTATCAGGGCGCTGTTTCCAGACAGCTTGGAAGATGTTAGGAGTTCCTGAGTAAGTGGTCATCTCTTGCTTACGAAGGATGTGCTGTCCATCTGCAACTGTTATCAGATGATTCTTAAGAAGAGTATCTGTTGTGCTATCGTAGAGGTCTCCATAGAACTCATAAAGAGTTGTATGTCCATTGAAGTAGTATTCGCTTGAAGAACCAAAGCCATCTGGTGCAAAGCTAGCGTCCTTCTCTCCATCTACCTCAGATGTATTTCGTCTAATCCTTTCATCCTTCATCATCTGAAGTACAGAAGGATCATACCCAAGAGAAGGCTGTTCTTCTAGGGCTCTCTCTAATTCTCCTATTGTTGTCCTACTTCTGACAATCTTAGGAGAGTGTTCAAAGTTTGTAGCCTTAGGATTGAAGACTATATCATAGGGAGAAATACGATAAGGTCTTGGACCTACATAAGCTGGTATAGTTTCACCTGATATAGGATCTAAAGATGTCTCAGTTACATACTCGATACCGGAGAAAGCATTACCATATAGTATCCAATCGCTTACTAGCTCTCGCATAACTGTCTTGAAGTTAGAGAGTCTATGCTTAGTATTCAAGTAAGCTAGAGCTGCTACTCTCTTTTCTTTTGTATTAGACTCGTCATCATTACCTATGAACTCAAGCCAATCTCTATGAGGGAATAAAGAGAAATCAGTATTAACCAATAAGTTATTAAAGACATGATATAGTTTAGGACGATGTGACGAGTTACTCCAGGGATTAGTTGCATTAGTTGTATCGTGTGTTGATGTTGCAAACACATACTTCTTTGTCTCTGTCCATCGAGACTCTGCTAGGTGCTTAGCACTCTTCCAGTGGTTCCACATACTAAATATGCTACCAGCTAGGCTCTGCTCTGAATCTAATGTACTTGTAAAGTCGGCTGTATTAGCGCCTGTTGTTGCCATAGTTATCTTCCTGAGGAACGTCCACCAAACCTAGCGTCTGTGACAACTTTGTGTTCGGTATCTAAGTATGTTTTAGTTTTCATAGGAGGTTTCAATGATTCCATAGCCATGCCTAAAGCATCTGCTAAGTCATCGTGTGGAGGTCTCTCTAGTATTAGTTCCTCCTCAAGTATAGAAGTCAACCCATCTCTTCTATGGAAGACGGACTTCAGATCGTACTTAGGATTAACTATGGCGTACTGTCTCATCACTTTCGATTTAGCACTAACGCCAGCGTTGGACTTATGATCTACTGAGATCAGTCCACCGTTCTCTCTTGAGAGCCTTTCAACTTCATTTGCTACCAGCTTACCACCTGCATTGGTCTCTATCTTTATCTTTCTGAAGTTCCACTTATCAGCTAGTCTTATTATGCTATCATAGTAAACAGAAAAATTAGATGTCTTAAATCTGTCGAGATCTAATACATAGTAGTAACCATCTTCATCCACTCCAACAACTGCGATAGCTGTATAGTCAGCAGCCTTACCTCCTGACTCTGAAGCATCTGTCCAAGCTACGTCCATAGCAGCTGCGACGTTAAGTCTCTTGCCTTTGTAAGCAACTCTCCCCATCTCTACACGTATAAATTTAGGATCGTAGTACTGGAAGTTAGATCTATCTAGCACATTAGTACTTTCATCATTAGGATTGTTGTAGTACTGTGCGTAGAACTGAGCTTGCTCTCCCTTTGAAAAGTAATCAGCTCTTATTATTTCAAGTTGCTGAGTATCAAAGCCATACCAATTACCATCAATATTAGACTTAGCACGAGGCCAGAGAAAGGCACCTGTTCCATCTTCTTCATCTTCAACGATCTCTTCCATGACATCCCATAGGGGAGACTCAGAAACAAACTCTCTATTAATCTCATCCCAGACACGGTAGAGCGCTTCCATCATATCGTAGTAAGCATCTTGAGGATGGTATCTTGTACCAACAGCTTTGATAGTACCACCAGCATTTAAGATAGAAGTACACTGAGAGAGTGCCTTGCCTACCTCGTTTCTGCCTGTCTCACTATAGGCATTGCGTGGAACAACAACATCATCAAAGACTAGTGCATCACAGTGGAGACCTATAAAGTTAGCTCTTACTGTCTTAACTATTATAGTATGGTCTCGAATACCTCTAGCTTTACGTGAAGGATGATCAATGTTAAAGCTGTATGCTGACCACTGATCTCTATCTCCTTCCTTCTCTGCTATCATATCAGGCCACAATTTCTTGTAGGTATCTGATGTCATCATGTTCTTGATAGCATACAGCTGGTCTTTGGCTAGGTCTTCACCAGCCGATAAGTAAACAACAGTCGTCCAAGGCTTTCTAGTTATCTCCCATGCACACCATGTTGCTATGCAATGGGACTTTAGATGACCTCGTGGTAATAGGAGAAGCTGTCTACTATTCGCTTGAGGATCTGCTAACCATCTGAAAACCTTCTCATGGATATCTCCATAGACATAAGTAGGGTTGACTACCCTAGCAAATGCCCATAGATCTCCTTCACATTGTTTTCTTATATCTTCTTTTGTCAGTCTCTTCGAAGACATTCTTATTCCTTATTTAACTGTCGTATAGGTTTACTACATTCAGTCTTGAGGCTGCATCTTGTAAGAAGTCTTTATCTTCTGCTTTCTTTACAGCTTCCTTAACAGCTTCCTCTTTAACAAAGCGTCCTCGTTTTGTTTCATTAGGCTTCTTGGAAACATCAAACAACTTCTTAGCTGCGTTGAGATCTCCCTCTTTTACAGCTGCTAATAAGACTTTCTTAGCAAGAGACTCATCTCTGGCTCTCATATCTTCTCGCCACTTCTCTACACCGTAGTGTCCTCTATGACCGTTGAAGAACCACTTAGACTTTTGAAGAGACTCCCAATGCTTTGTAGACACTAAGACTGTATTGACAAAATCAAACTCATCGACAGAGGCCATGTAAAGTTTGTACATGGACTTGTAAGTCTTTCCTCTCTTGACTACATCATCTTCATTAAGTGTGAAGGGAGGATCATACTTCTCTCTAGTCTCTGGGCCACACATCTCTACAAACAAAGTCTTAGTACGCCAGCCATTCTTAACGTCTCTGTACATATCTTTACCTACTTAAGCTGTTCGCTTCCACATAGCTACAACTATGTAAGGCTGTACGTTATTGTGAGCAAGACCACCACCTTTTGCGGCTATATCAGTCAGATCAGTC